TAGCCACAAGCTGCGTGCGTCCTGTCTGCTCATCGTGTCACCACCGAAGCCCGCATGGGAATCCGAATCTCCCGCCCCTTCTGTTCGTCCCGGTCCGTCTGGTACCGGATCGTGTCCACCACCTCGCCGGAGCCCTGGGCCACCAGGGAGATGTTGATGGACGATCCCCCACCGCTCGCCAGGGCTGCCGTGTCCTCGCGACCCGTGACGTTCGCCGGACCGCGCACCAGCTCCGGGCCACGCTCTCCGACAATACCCACCTGGCCCGCAGGAATCCGTCCGCCTTCGTCAAAGAGTCCGGCGAAGGACGACAGCGGACCACCCGCCAGGAAGTCAAAGATTTTCAGCGCCGCCTTCTTCAGGGCAATGCGCTGCATTTCCGCAATCACGGTGCTGGCGAATTTCTTAAAGCTCAGCCCGGACGTGGTGGCAGCCTCCGCCATCACCCGCGCGAATTCGTTGCCCTCCGCCACCACCGTGCCCAGGCTCGCGGCAGTCCGTGCGGTTCGCTTCCCCAGGTCTTCCATTTCCGGAATCGTGATTTTCAGATGCTCCGACATGTCCCGAAAACCCACGTTCATGGCCAGCAGGTTCTGCTGCGCTGTCGTCAGCCCGCCACCCGTCCCAGCTCCTGCCAGGGCCGCGTTCATGTTGTTCAGCCCTTCGGTGGCGGCCTGCGCTCCCAGGGCCATCGTTTCAAACGCCATGCCGCTGGCGTTCTGGATGTCCCCGAAGGATTCCGCCAGCTCCAGGCCACGGTCCCGCATGTCACCAAACTGGGCGCCCGCCGCCATCAGCTGTTCCTTCGCTCCGGACAGGTTCCCACGAAGCAGCTGGAACCCAGCTTCCAGGACTCCGCCGATCATCTGGCCCAGGTCGAAGGCTGAGCCCACCACCAGGGTGATGGCGCTGGCCGCAAACTTCATGGACTCCACGGTCACGCGAGCCCAGGCAGCCACCACCGGACCGCTGCCGCGCATCCTGTCCGTGAAGCTCTCCATGCCGCCCACGCCGTTGCCCAGCTCGCCCAGGAACACCTCCAGGGCAGGCAGCAGCGCCACGGCCAGCGTCTCTTTCACGTTCTGGAATTGCGCACCCAGCTGGCGGGCACGGTTCGCTGCGCTGTCCTGGGTCCGCGCCAGGTCGCCCACGGCCACGCCTGCGCGCTCCATGATGATTTGCATGGTGGCCGCAGCTTTTTCCTGCTGCGTGATGGCTCCCAGGCTGGACTTCCCGGACAGGGCCATGGCGCGCTGCTGCACGTCCACTTCCCGCACGACGATGCCCAGGCGCTTCAGCTGCTCCCGCTCGCCGGTCACGGCGGCCTGGATCGCCCTGGCCGTGTCCGCCACCGGAATGTTGTTGAAGCTGGACAGGTCACCCGCCAGCTGCACAGCCTGGACCGCGAAGTCCGCGCTGGCCTGCTGAGCGAAGCCCATGCCCTGGGCGATGGCCCCGGTGGTCGCCGTGATTTCCTGGGCCTGCTCCCGGCTCAGTCCGGCCAGGGTGCCGAAGTCGTCAATGAAGTCCTGCACGGAGCTGGACGCCATGCCGAACGTGGTGGTGAACTTGCTGGCCGTTTCAGCTGCTCCGCTGCCCAGCTCAAACATCTGCTTACTGACCAGGGCCAGGCCACCAGCTCCAGCCATCACACCCATGGCCCCGGACAGGCTGATGGTGCCAGCCTCCAGGGTGCCGAACTTCGTGCGCAGGCGCTTCGCGGTCTGCTCCAGTCCGGTCAGGTCCTTTACGGCCTTCTTCGAATCTGAAACGACGCTGATGGCCAGTTTCGCCAGGCTAATCGTTGCCACGTCAGCGCCTCCGTGCTGCCAGCTTCAGCTCCCGCGCGAGCGAATCCCGCACGGTGTCCACTACTTCGCTTTCCGAAGACTCCGCCGCCGGTCGCATGAAGGGCTGCGGTGCCAGGTAGAGTGTACCCGTTTCGTGGAACGTCAGATAGAAGCCACGGCCTGTGGGGCCCACGTCGTACTGGCTCCTGGTCGCATGGTTTCCGCGCACCGCCTGCACGTTCTGGTTCGCCACGATGAATTCGTAGGCGTGGGGGTTGCCATCCCCGCGGGGGGCCAGCGCTCGCATGAATTCGGCCAGGATTTCCGCACCGTCCTCCGTGGCCTTCCCCAGCTTCCGGCCCTGGATGGAGTCGGGCAGGACCCGCAGGCGCTTAGCCAGCAGGTCCAGCCCCTCCATCTTCACCCGCACCTTCGGGCCAGGCATCAGCCCCGCCCCCTCTTCTGCTTCGCCAGGAGTGCCCGTACCGCGTTGTGCTCCTGGGCCGCGTGGTTCGCCAGGTTCCGGCGCTGCCATTCCTCGCGCCACACTTCCAGCTCCCACTGCTTCATGGCCAGTACCTGTTCCAGGGTCAGGCCCAGCGTCTCAGCCACCCACAGGGTCAGCCTACCACCTGGCAGGCGTGTCAGTTTCCCCCGGTCAGCTTTCCCAGGCCGTTCAATTCTGCCACCGCGGACTGCACTTCCCGGAAGTAGCTGGCGGGCCACTCTCCGAAATCTTCGTGGGTGTACCCGTCCAGGCTCCCGTCCACGTTCCCGCACACGATAATGGCCGCCGTCAGAACTTCTTCGCCGTCCTTTTCGTGCTTCTGCACCAGCCCTTCCAGCTCGCGCACAGTCAGCGCGCGAAACTGGAAGGTGTGTTCCTCCACCGTCACCTCCGTGGTCACGGCTCCGAATTGGATTTTGCCCATACTTCTGCCCCTGGGGTTTGTTGGGTTTACGTGCTGGTGCTCCGGGTGAGCGTGCCAGCGCTGACGATGGACAGCGTGAAGACGGACCGTTCCCCCCAGTCACCTTCCGCTGGCCCGAAGGACTCCAGCAGGCCCGTGCCCTGGTAGACCGGGTTTGTGGGGGATCCTGCATCCGTGCTACGCGGACGCCAGATGCACACGACGGTGGAAGAGCCCACCAGGTCGAAAAGCGCACCGTCAACAGCGGACGAAAATTCCGCATTCATCTGCACGCTGACGGCCCAGTCCTTCACGCCGCCTTTGTTGATCTGCGTGTCATCACCATAGGCGCCGAACGGCACCGCGTTGGCTTCGTATCCCCAGGTCAGGCTGAACGCCTTCTGGGAAAGGTCGAGCCCGCCCACACTTATGAACGGGTTCAGGTAGGGGCCTTCCATCGTGCGTCCTCCGGGTTATTCAGCGTGGTGGATGTTCCACTGTTGCAGGACTCGGTACGTGTCCGTCGCGTCTTCGTACCAGTCCCTTTCAGTGTTCAGAAACGTGCCCCTAATTACTCCGGCGCGCTTGTTCTGGAGCGCCACCCGCACCGCGTCAGCTGTCGCAAGCGCTTCGGATTCCGTGGTCCCGTAGGAATCAATCTGCACCTGCACGTCCGCGTGTCCGGACTCCCTACCATACCCAGGCCAGCGCCTGCTGGAAAGCCGGAACATGGTTACCGCGGGCAGTGTCTCGTTCTGCTTCAGCTTGCCCATGGGGCGGATGCGGTCGCCCACCAGGGTCACCAGGGACGCCTGGGCGCGCAGCATGACCCGCAGGCCCTGGTACACCGTCAGCTCCGCCATCAGAACCTCCGCGAACAGGTCAGCAGAATGGACACCTTCCTGCCGCCTTCCGGCAGCGCGTCGTCCAGGTCCCAGGGCGAGCTGTCGGAAGACGGGAAGTGCAGCCGGTATTCACCCGTGCCACCGGCCACCGTCAGGGGCGACGTGGTGGGGTTGTACCGGATCCGGAACGTGCGCCGCGCCAGGTTCGTTTCCCTGGCCTCCACGAATTGCTCCGTGCCCGGCTTCGTGATGACCTCCGCCCTGGTCTGGTGGTAGGTGCTCCAGCTCTCCACCGGCACACCTATGCCCGTGCTGGACGTGGACGTGGCCACCGTCCGCTGCTGGATCCAGATACGCTCCGACAGGAGCCCCGCCCGGCGCACCATCAGACGATTGCCAGCGGGCTGCGGTGGGCCATCATCAGCGCCTTCGCGGCCATGGGCACCTCCGTGGCGATGGTCCCAGCTATGACCGCCTCCCGGTTCGCGAAGTAGCTGGCGCCGATCAGCAGCACCGCAGACTTCGCCCAGGCAGGCACGCCGGTGGAGCTGGTGGAGTACCCCACTTCATACGTGAGCCGCACACCTGAATGGCTGCGCAGCTCCGCGTCCGGCCAGCTCTGCCCACGCTTTAGCCCGATCAGTCCAGGGCTGTGCGCGTGCTCGCACCAGTAGCTGGTGCTGCTGAGCGTGTTCGTATATCCACCCCCTGGCCCGCCCCACTTCACTTCCGTGCCGGTGGAAGAGAAGACGGGGCCTATGGCCAGTGGCATGGAGTCGTGCGCGGGCCACTCGTCAAAGAATTGGCGGATGGTCTGGAATATCAGACGCTTTCCCGTGTAGCTCTCCACGTGCTGCCTGGCGGCCATCATGCACAGGTCCACCGTGGCCTGCTCTGACGAATCAGTCAGGTGCAGGTGGGCGTTCGCCTCCGCCTGCGTGACCGGCTCCACCGTGGGCTCCACGCTGGTGGCGATGTTGATGGGGAAGGCTTCACGATAGTGCCCATACCACGGTTCTCTGCTCATTCAGGGCCACCAGGGGTTCAGTAATTCCGTATCTGCCACTCCAGAATCTGCTTTGCTCCGCGCGCGTTGGCCAGCGCCAGCTCCGCCTGCCGCTGCATTGCCTCCGCCTCTTTGATTCCGCGCATGGCGTGGTCCAGCTTCACGTTCAGCTTGTCGTGCATCGGGTCTTCGTGGAATCCGTACAGCACGCGGGACTTGCACAGGTCCGACATTTCCGGAATGAGCACATCCACCCCAGCTCCCTGCGCCAGGCCCACCCAGTATTCCACGCCGGACCGCTGGGCCGTGTACTCTTCCTTCGTGGCCATGTCCACGCCCCATATCTGGATTTCCTCCACGCCCTGGAAGACCGCCAGCGCGATCATGTACGCCACGCTGTTCGTGAAGTAGCGCTGCGGGAACGTGTCCAGGATGTTCTCCAGCGGGTACTTCACGCAGCCGGGCACCATCGGGTACTGGCGCTGCATGAAGATGGGGCGGCCATGGTCCTGGCTCAGCCACTGCTGGTATTCGGCACGGGAGCGTACCTGGTCCTGGATGGGCGTGCTGCCGTCCAGGCGCTCGCACAGCCGTTCCCAGGGGTGCAGCTCAAACCAGACATCCCAGCGCGGCACGCTGTGGTACATCCGGGAAAGGCTCCACACGCTCCAGCTGGGGTCCTGGAACGGGGCCTGCTCCCAGCCAGTGGCGCTCCCGATCATCAGCACCTTCTTCGGGAAGTCCGCGGGCGGCTCGCTCACCTTCGGCTGCCGCACCTCCGTGGTGCTCTCCAGCTTCAGGGTGGGGCCTTCTGCCGCCTCGCGCTCCAGGTCCGCCTTGTCCCGCTCCAGGCGTTCCTCCGCCTTCGCCAGCTGCTCTTTCCTGCGCTCATCCAGCAGCGTCTGGTCCTGCTCCAGCTCCTGCCCGGTGCTTCCGTCGTTCGCCCCTGTCATCGTGTGCCCCTGCGTGTGGTGTGAGAAAGAAAAACCCCGCGGGGGGCCCAGGTCTGAACCCCTGAACCACCCCGCGGAGCTGGTGCTACTCCGTGCCCGGATTCTTAGTGCACGAACACTTTTTGCACCCGGCGTCGCTGTGTGCGGCGTTGGAGTGACCGCACACGGTGCATGTCCCGCCCGCCATCAGGTGGACGACAGCAGCGCGCGGTACGGCTTCCGCGCCGGAGCCGTGGACGGCAGCACGCTGCGCCCATCGGTCCGTGCGTAGGCCAGGAGTGCGTACACCCCTTCCTCCGCGTACCGCTCCACCAGCCGCTGCACCATCATGTCGCGGACATCACGCACGATGTAGTAGCGGAAGTTTCCGAACATCACAGGCTTCGTGGCGCCGGACGTGGCGAAGTTGGGCATGTCCTGGTTGTTGTACACCGGGTAGCCCAGCAGCGTGTCCGGAGTGCCAGCCTTCACGGACGGTTCCCACAGGTACTGGCCGGTGCCAGCCGTGGAATTCTCGCGGATCTTCCGGAGAAGCTTGCGCGTGGTGTCGTTGAACATCCACCCGGTGCCCGGCAGCGTCCTGTACGCCGGGTCCACACTCGCCTCCAGGTCCATGAAGGTGTCATAGCTGGTCAGCGCAGCCGCGCCGCCACTCAGTGCCACCGCACCCGTGGAATCGTTCAGGATCCCGTGGATGCCCGTGGCTTCCGTGCTGGACCGCGTGGTCATGTCCGTGTTCCAGCGGCGCCCGAACCGGATGCGCATGGCATCCATGACGATCTGGTCAATGGGCAGCTCCGCGTCCTGGTCCAGCTCCAGGGAAATCTTGATCGGACCGGAATGGAAGGTGTGCGCTTCCAGGCTGACCGATCCGAACGGCACGGCAGCAGACGTGGAAATGGCCGTGGCCTCTCCGATCATCTTTGCCGTGTTCCCCGTGTCGTCGCTGCGCGGCCACGGGAGCGTGCGACCCGTCGCCGTGGTGAGCACGCGGGCAGCCTGGCGGATCCCGCCAAACGCCTTCAGCGCCACCATCAGCTCCGCCCGGAAATCTTCCGGGACCAGGTATCCACCAGCCGCTGCGGTGCCCTTCGTCTGTCCACCCAGGGCACGCATTTCGGACTTCAGCAGCTGGCGGTCCTCCGCCTCCGGCACGGCTTCCATGCCGCCCTGGGCGTAACGCCAGAACACGTCCCGGTACCGCTCCTGGCGCTCTTCGGCGCTGTCCGGGTCCTGCCCCTGCTGGCTGTAGCGCTCGCGGGTGTCCTCGCGCGCCAGCTCCGCCGCCGTCAGTCGGTCCAGTCCGTCCTGGATCGTCTGCGCGCGGGCTTCCAGGCTGTCGGCCTGGTCCATCATGCGGTCAAAGCTCGCCTGCTCTTCGCCGCTCAGCTCTCGGCCTTCCGCGTCTGCCGTGTTCATCAGCTCGCGGGACTGCTGGACCAGCTTATACCGATCCTGAAGCAGCTCTGTGGCCTTTCGTGCGGTGCTCATTTGGCATCGTCTCCGAATGGGTTTCTGTCAGTGAGAAGTGACGCGAAGCCTGGGCGGGCACTGGCCGCCGTCAGCCACAGAACGCTGGTCTGCTCGTCGTGCATATTCTACGCGACGTCCTCCGGACCGCAAAGGGTCAGCGGCTCCACCTGGCCCGTCATGCGTTTGCCCACCAGCTCGTCACGCGCTGACCAGGGCAGGCCGGTACCAGGCGACACCAGGCACAGGTGCGCCTCCGTCACGACCGTGCCAGCCAGCAGCGTCTGATTCCAGGCCAGGCTCCGGCCCAGCTTGTTCTTCGCCGGGCGCAGCTCCATGGGCATCCGCACACCAGGCACGCCGGAGCTGCCCAGGCCCACGGCTGTCACATCCCGCAGCAGCCGGTACAGGCCGCCACGGTCCACGCTGCCCCGGTGGTCGCTGCCGCGCATCCGCCGGTCCAGGGTCACGTGCTTTTCCAGCACCTGGGCGCCCATGGCTGTGGCAGCTATGCAGGCCGCGTTCCCCAGGCTGTGGTCACTGTACCCCACCTGGATGCCTTCCGGGCTCAGCCGGTGCCGCAGCTCCGGGATGACTTGCAGGTCCCACATGTACGGCGGGGTGGGGTACGCGCTCCGGCAGTGCAGGACCGTCAGCGTGTCCAGCTGCTTCCCGAAGATCCGGAGCACGCGCGCCAGGTCGTCCTCCGTCGCCATGCCCAGGCTGACCACCTTCGGCACCTCCGGCGCCATGTCCGCCAGGGCCTCCAGCAGTGGCACGTTCTGGATGTCCCGGCTGGCCACCTTCAGGAACGCCAGCGCCGTGCAGTGCTCCAGGGCGCCCTTCACCAGGTCCGGGTGGCACACCGTCACGCCGAAGTCCACGCCGTCCACATAGGCGCGTTCAGACAGCAGCGTGTACGAAGACCAGCGCAGCTCCAGCTGCTCCCGGTGCAGGCCGTACGTGGTTCCGAAGCTGTTGCGGCCCGCGTACTCCATGTCCATCAGCTCGCGCGTCAGCTCCTGGCTGAGCTTGCGCCGGGTGAACTTCACCGCGTCCGCCTTGTAGCTGTCCAGGCTCTCCGCGTCCACCTGCTCCTGGGGCCTGGGGTCCGCCACCATGTCCACCAGCTCCAGGGCCATGGCTGCGCTGCCGTTGTGGTTCTGGCCCACCTCCGCGATCACGTACGGCCCTGGGTCGCTGTTCCTCCGCTGAAGGCTCATTGCAGCAGCCCGGCCTGGGCCCACGCCTGGATAAACTGGGCGCGCTCCACGGTCCTGTAATGCTGACCGAACGCCCACCGGAATTTCGCTTCCACCAGGTCCAGCGCGCGCAGGGACTGCCGTGGGCGGTCCATGTGCACCAGGTATTCCATGACCCTCTCCGGGTTCCAGCTGCCCACGTTCACCTTCCCCAGCTCCAGGTCACCCAGCCCAGCTTTGCGCCCGAAGTTGTACAGGTCCTGGCCCAGCTGCTCCTGGCGAAGCAGTACCAGGTTCGAAGGCATCGACCCGTCCAGCCCGGTCAGCCACCAGGGGTACGTGCCGTGGAAGCCTTCGTACATGTTCGCCGGGTTCTCTGCCAGGGCCTGCGGCGCCTGCTCCAGCAGGTACCAGCGGTGGAAGTCGCACCTGGGGTCATCCAGCCAGCCGTGGATG